TATAGAATTTCTATATCAAATATTAAAAAAAGATTTCATTTTACAGTTTGCGACTCATAGTAATCAGCTCTAAAAGTAAATCCTGAAATAGTATATATTCCAGATGATGTATAATCTAGCTCAATAGCAGGAATGTTTGTTGTTGGAAATACAACTGGAAATGTATATTCACGAATTGTAACTCCTTCTCTATTATACAAAATAATTTTCATTGGTCCGCCAGCATAATCGCTTTTCATATGCATTTCTCCACTATATGGATCGAAAATTAAATTACACCATTCCTTTAATGCTGAATATACGTATATTGAATTATTTTTATTTATATTTACCTCAAAATCTATTGTTATATCAACATATGTGGTATCTAATTTAGATGCGGCATAAGATCTTGTCCATCCTTTATATGTTTGCGTTATTTCTGCCCCTGGTATTTTATCTATATCCAATCCTCCAACTTTAATAACTTGTTCCATCATTAACTCTCCTGGCCAAGAGCTTTGTATTATAAAAGGTGGGGTAACTGCAACATCAAATAAATTTGTATAAACAGGCTCGTACATTCCCATACTAGCCTCTGAATTTTTATAATGTGGTAGTTTTGCCATAATATTTATTTTTTTTTAAATTAAAAATCCTTTTGTTTTAATTTCTCCTGTTTTATATATATGAATTCTATTTATAATTTTTTGCATACCTCTTACAGGTTCAATAGCTATATCAATTATTGCAAAAGACTGCTCAATAATATCTGGGGTATTATTTGTTTCATTCATAATAACTTGATATGTATAAATACCGCCAGCTGAAACAACATTTTCTAAATATGATTCAACTAATGCTCGTATTTGCATTCTTAAATAGCTTGTATTTGATTGAAATACATAATTATGTAATATAGATTCGATATTTTCTTCTAATGTTATTAACAAATCTCTAACATGAAGATTATTATATGCTGATAGAACTCTTTGATATCCGCTCTGATTTCCATATATCATATATCCAATACCATTTTTATATACAATTGGATTTATTCCAAATGGTTCTAAGTATTCTCTATCAGAATCATTAAAATTATATTCTAATCCAACAATATTAGGATTCATTAAAACACCAGTTTTTGGTCCAGCTACAATTGTAAATGGATGCCCATTCATAAATTTTCTAATAAAATTATTTGATACATCTGCTGCTGGAGGAATATTTATATTTTTGCCATTATATTTAACTGTCAAAAACGGGGCAAACATTCCTTGAAATTTAGCTCCATCTTCATCACTAGGTAATGAAAACCTAAATGAAGGAGACAAGTCTAAATTACCGCCATCGGCTATATATTTGCAATTTAATATTGGAACTGGATTAGCTGATGTTGGTTCATCTGTAAATCTTGGATCTTTGGATTCTTTAAATAATTTAATAGATGGAGCATTTAATAATGCCATACATGTTAATCTATTCTTTGCCAATTTTGTCAAATAATTTTTAGGAAATGAATTTTCTTGCAATCCACCATCAAATGTATCTACTATATATCTAAACATTATGAGATCACGATCAGACAATGCATTGAATAATCCAGAAACATTTGGGTCTAGCATTCCATAAATTTTTGCTAATTGTTTATTAGTTCCATCTGGTAAATGAAATTTAGTCAATTTAAATCCATTTAATAAAAATGGGTTATATGATGTAGCTGCATCGTCAATATTTTTATATCTTATAACATATTGCTTATTATTATTTGTATATGTATAAACTCTTTGGTTCACCTTTATTAGATAATCGCCATTATGAGTAGTTCCATCATATATTTTCTTTTTTGAAACAATTTTAGTTAATATGCATCTTGACATATCTCCTGTCATCATAGGATCAGATAATATATATTGTCCTATACTGAAATCTTTTTGATATGCTTCTTTTACATAAAATTCTGTATGAGTAGAGTTAATATCATTTATTTCTATAGATTTTGAATAATCACCTACTAATGAATATATTCTAAGAAGATTTAATGCTGATCCCGATCGTGTATTATCATAAATCTTATTAAATCCCCAATCTTTATTACTATCAAAATTTTGATATTTTAATTTTAATATATTTATTCCATCTTGATCTTTATCAAATGAATGTATTACATTTAATTTTTCAGAATGTAGATAGCAAAGATCCCCATCTGTTAATAGTCCGTTCTTAAAATCTTTATATAATTTAGAACTTTCATATGCAATATAATAATTATTTGAATTATCATAAACAAATTTATCTGGTTCAATATATATTGTTAAAATTGGATTTGATGGTTCTACTGCGTCAAATTTTGATCCATAATATAATTTATATGTATTATTAATATAATTTATATATTCACCTCCAAAATATTCAGGAGTACTTATATCAACAGATAATTCTATATTAGTACTTCCAGTTACTCCTACAACTCTAAAATAATATATATTATTTGTATTTGATGCAAAAACCCAATCACCTTCTGATATTGTTGTAGTTGTTGCGCCAATAACAATTTTTCCAGATGTTGAATCAGTATTTAAAATTTGATAAAAATCATTTCCTTCTGTATATTTATCTGGATGAGATATTCCTAATTGCAATATTTTTTCATTATTATTATTTACAATTATATTTTTACTTATTATTGTACAATATTTACCTGTATCTTCATTTTTTAATATAGATTTATTTGCTTCAATTTTCCCAAATTCAAAAATATCACTATCATTAAAATAATTTAAATTTATATTCAAAACATTATTAAATTTACCATTATTTCCTAGTCCATAATAAGATGTATAATAAAATACGCCATCATTTTCATTTAAATGATAACAATTTGATGATGCAGTATAGCCTTTTGGTGGAAGATTATCTGTAGAAGTTAGTCCAAAATCATAAACTATTTTATTATTTATTTCTGAATGATCTATATTTTCTTCATAATCTAATGATTCTTTTATATTTATATTATATGATAAAAAATTAATTTTTTCTGCCTCATATTGTATCAATGTATGTCCAACCATATCTATTCTTCCAGATGTATTATAATCATCAGGGTCGTAGCTATCTAATGCACTTCTATTTAATTCACAAAAAATACCTGTTGATTTATAATTATTATTTATAATTGTATCTATAGAATAATTAATATTGTTGTTATCAATCAAATCTGGTATTATGGAACCCTGAAATTTAGCTATCAATGTAACAGATTCATTATTTATAAAGTTTACAAATTTATCTTTTTTTAATCCTTTCAAATCAAAATATTCACCAAAAACGCTATCCTGAGAAAGCTGATATAAATTTGTCCAATCTCCTTTTATCAAATATACATCAACAAAATAATCTGAAATATAATCATATTCTTTTATAAATGCAGGAATTTCTGATTGCCCAAACCACTCTTTTGCTGTTATATCAAATCCTATTAAATCTGTAGATTTAGTTATTATAATAGTTGTATCGGTTTGACCTAGATTAACAAAATTAAATATTTTTCCTTTATTTGGAGACATATCGTCATTTACAATAGCATTAAAATAATTAGTATCAGGAAACCAAAATCCTTCTTTATTAAAAAATGAACTATATAATTCATTTTTCTTACTACCATTTTCTTCTGATGCACTTAATGAAAATGACATATAAGGAACCATATCAACAGGATAATTTTCATCTTGCCCATTATTTATAGGTAATAAATTCAAAGCAAAGCAAGGAGCAGTCTCAAGACATGTGAACAAACTTCTATGAAAAAACGACCCCTTATTTTCTAAATCCCTATCAATATCACCATATACTTTTTTTGCAGTTTTTATATCTTCTATATAAACAGGTGCATTAGGAATTCCTTTTTTAGAAAACCCAACGACTAATCTAGTAACTTGCGGATTTACACGTGGAACTTCTGTGTTGTCATATTCAAGAGTATAAACACCAGATGCCTTATATTTAGATAAATCAATGCTTATTTTTGCCATATTATTATTTTTTAATATATATATATTTTTTTTTAAAAAAAAATTCATTAATTTATATCTATTGAAAATTTAAAAAAATAATGGATTGCGCCGGGTTTCACTTGAATAATATAAATTCAAAAACAATAGAATCATGGGAACAATGTAAAAAAGAAGATAGAAGACAAAAAAGAAAAGTAAAAAAAATATTTTTTTATATATATATAATATTATGGAACAAATTCATAAAACATATAAATTTCGTTTATATCCTAACGAAAAACAAGAAGAACTATTATTAAAGCATTTTGGTTGTACCAGATGGGTTTATAATCATTTTCTTCTAAATGAGGGTTTAAGAATATTATCTGGGATGGTGATACCCAGTACACAAATGGAGGCCCAAACAAGACATTCCATCAGGAACGCACAAGCCTATGAAGTTTGTAGCTCAATGTAATTCAACGAGCAACCACAAAAGCTATTCAATACTAAATACTTACTTTTTCTCATATTTTATTTTTTTGATTTTGATTCCCATTTTCAATTTCATAATTAAAAATAATATAACTATTTTCATTATTAAAATACATAATATCTTTTAGATCATCAAATTTTATATTTATTTTTAATTGATAATTTTTGTAATAAATATTTGATATTTTAAAATATTTTGATATATTATCATTTTTTAAAAGGATATCATCTCCATTGGATAATTTATTTATATAATATTTATCTGTATCTATTGGAATTATTGTTATTATTGCGGTATTTTTATTTTTTATTATTATTTCATCAACATATATTTTAGGATTTAAATTATTTTCTAATGATGTATTTGGTAATAATTCATTAAAATCAGAAGATGTTAAAATTTTTTTATCGCTCATTTTTTAAAATATATATAAAAATTAAAAAGATATTTTTATTGAATTAGAAACATTTGATTTTAATATAGACGGTAGAGTAGCAGATAATGTTGAAACTCCTCCTAATGATGTTATTGATGCATCGATTGATGATGCTAATGCTGTCAATATATTAGAAAGCATTGAAGAATTTATAGCAGGAGATAATAGTCCCTGACCTATTTCAATATTTGCAGAGCTCAATAATATTTTAGATGATTTGATATTTATATTATTAGTTGTATTTATAGTTATATCGGATCCATTTATTTCAATTTTAGAATTAGAATTTTCTATAATTATAGTATCATCATTTAATTTTATTTTTAAATCATTTTTATTTTTTATAAAAATATTTGAATCTTTATTAATATTTATATTAGCATTTTTGTTAAATATATCTATACCATTTTTTTGTGTATATAATATTTTAGTATTTTCATCTTCATCATATAGTAATACATGCGCATTTTCGTAGCTATCTTCAATTTCTTTTAATAATGATTTATTAAGTTCCTGAATACAAATATATTCTGGGCTATAAATATCATTTCTATTAAAAATTACCTTTACCTTAGTACCTTTTTTGGGAATAGAAATATTACCGCCGCCATTATTACCGCCAAATACATTTATTGTACTTGGATATGCCCACGGTAAATCATCTATTGGAATATCTTTTTTATCAGAATTCAAATCCCATGAACCATCAAAAACGCCATATACATATATTTTGCATCTTCCTTTTTTTAATGGGTCTTCATTATCAACGATTTCTCCCAAATAAACTCCGGATATATCATCAGAAAATTCTTTTAAAAAACTTTTTTCGGACATAATTTATAAAATTTTATTTATTTGATCTGGTATAAATGATGTTAGTCCTTCTCTTGTAAGTTGCTTTACAGCTCCTGGCGTTGTATTTTCAAATATTTTGCCTATGCCTATATTTATTGCGTCGACGCCTATGTTTAAAATTGAATGCTGTAAATTCCTACGATTTAATTCCTTGCTTTTTTCTAATTGTTCAATATATGCCTGTGCAGAAGCTGTTTTTTCTGAATATCCTTCTGAAACTGGATATACAGATTGTCTTTTTTCTGCAAAAATACCATCGGCACTATGTGTTATATCATTTCTTTCCTGTACTGGATGCCTTTCTAAATACAAATCTGGTAATTTATCTAATTTTATAAAATCATTATTATACATATTCATTATATCATATTCATTAAAAAGTGTTTTCATTATATATTCTCCTATGACAAAATTAAAAAATGGATAATGAGATACCTTATGAACACGATTAGGATGTATTATCATTTTTGCTGTTGCAGGAGCAGAAACATCTGAATTAGATATTGTTGTCATCCAATCTGGTTCTGTAGAAAAGAAATCAAATTCGCAATCATGCAATTCAAATTCATGAACCGTAACGGCTTCAAACTCATATTCAAGTTCTTTGACATTTATATCTTTATCATTTAATAGCATTCCTCCAACACCACCAAATGTATTTATAAATTGATTTCCAACAGTTACGTATGTATCTAATGAACCCATACTAACAGTAGAATCCAAGAATTTATGTCCTTCTTTCCAATAATCCTTACAACGAGTCATTGGGTCTTTTTTATTTTTTATAGGAACATTATATTTTAATAAGCTCGCTAATTTTCCGAAGGTTGTATTAAATCTTCTAAATTCTAGTACATACACATTCATATTAAAAGTTCTTAAATTAACAGGTAGTATTTCTTTCATAGTTTCCATATCATATGCCATATTTCTATATAAATCAGCCAAAAAAGACATTCTCATATCAATAGATTCTAAGCAGTCTATTGTTATATTTTTTTCTTTTGCTCTATATGAATTTGCCTTATCTATTTTATATAAATCTCCAAGTCCAGATATTGATTGAAAAAACCACGGCGTCTTTGTTTGTAATTTATATAATGTGCTTGCAAATGCTTGCAAATATGCACATCTTTTAGGGGATCCTATGTTATAAAGATAATCTATAGCACTATCTAAATATAAATTCATATTATTTTTATTAGAATTAAATGGTCTAAATAATCCTCCTGCGGATATTACATCTGGCTGCAAGCTCCATCCATTATCGGGAAAAAAATCCAATCTAAATGACATATATGTAGGATCTTGTGCTTCCATAAACATATCTGGTTGTCCAACATTACTATTATATGTCAAAAAGTCTCTTGTTACTTTATCTAAAATAGGCATATATTTTTTTAATATATATATTTTTTATAAAAGTTTATCAAAAGAAAGAGAAAATGGACTATCTACATTAAATATTTTAATATCTGATGAATATTGTTTATATATTTTATATCGTTCTACTCCGTGCTTATACAAATAATTTTTTTTATTATTAAATGATAAATTATCAACAAAATCTATAATATAAAAATCAGATTTATCTTTTAATTGTCTCATTCCTCTTCCTATTGACTGCTTGACAAGAATTTCTGATTTATATGATTCTGCAAAAAATATATAATGAATATTTTTAATAGATATTCCTGTTGCAAATGTTAAAAATGATGCTATAATGACCTTGTTATTTCCGGTTTCCATTTCGCTTTGATAATATGATCTATGATCTTGTTCTATGTTCCCATCAACATAATAGCATATTTTATCTGTATTATTTTTTAGATATTCATATATTTTATATCCATATTTATTTTTTATATCAGAAAATAAAACCATTGAATTTTTATCTGTTTCTTCAATCATTTTTAATATGAAATTCAATCTCTCATTATTATTTAATACAGTTACTTTTTCATAATAAAATGCCTTGCTTTTTTCCAAATTTTTATTTGTTCTAAGATTAAATAGTGTTTCAGAGATATCCTTTCTATTATAATTTAGCATCACAATTCTAAATTTTGCAAATGGAGCAAATCCTTCTTTGAATAAAAAATCTGGTGATATACGATTTAATACGGGGCCTAAAAGAGATAAAATAGTATAATATTCTGCTGTATTATCTTTTATAATAGTTCCAGACATTCCAAATTTATAATTTACGCAACTACATTTTTTTATTATATTTCTAATAGATCTTGCTCCTGCTTTGTGGCATTCATCAACATATATGACATCAAAATTTGACAAAAATTCTTTATCAAATTTTACAATAGACTGATATGTCCCTATAACAACATTTGGGTCTTTAGATATGATCTTTGAATTGCTATATATCAATGAAAAGGATAAATCCATTTTATCATTATTATATTTGATAAATTCTTCCATCATCTGCGTTGTTAATATTGTTGTAGGAACTATTATCAAATATTTATTTCCTAATGAATGTGTTTTTATATATGCAAAAACAATAAATGCTATTAATGTTTTGCCAGCAGATGTTGTAACAGAAGATGTACAGTATTTATATTTTAAAATATCATATGCTGTTTTGATTTGATAATCACGAGGTTTGATATCATTATCCTTAAAAAAATCATTTACCCATTCGATAAATTCATTATAATCTATTGATAAATCAAATATATTTTTTAGCCCCTCTATTTTCAAATCTATAGAATAAGACTGACATATATTATAAATTTCATTCCAAAGACCTATTGGAGCAGAATTATATTTAAAAAAATTTACATATCCATCCCATTTATTTGCTTTTACCAATGGATTGAAATACCAATTTTTTATTCGTTTTTTCAATGAATCTTTTAAAATGCTTAATTCATAATCATTGGCTTCTTTAACTTTTATATATTTTTTATC